TTTATAACGCCATCAACAACCCCTTTAAAACTATCGTTTGTTCTGTAGAAGTAAACGAAGGCCGCAACAAGTCCTGCAACTGCAGTAACGATTGCCCCGATTGGATTCGCGACAAGAAAGGACATTGCAGCCCCTACCGCCTTGATGGCGGGAACGATCATCAGAAACCCTGATTTCATAAGCGGCAAAAGTGTGATCACTGTTCCTGCGGCAAAGATAAGCGGGCCAAGTGCCGCGGTTAATGCAGCCACAACCACAATGATCTTTTTTGTTGACTCGGGCAAAACCATAAACTTTTGCAATAAATTATTTGCTACATTTATAAAACGAGTGAATGCTGGTAAAACTATATTGCCTATCTGAACGCCGATTTCTTTCAGGGATTCACCGAACATTCGCATCTGGTTGGCTGCACCTTCAGAAGTTCTAGCAAAGTCGCCTTGCGCGTTTTTTGTTGCATTCATTACAAACGCATATCTTAAATTTATTTTTTCTGCTTCGGTCATCGCTTGTACTTTTTTTGTTATACCTTGAGTTAAGGCGAACGCTTCTAGATTCGTTTCAGTCATCACAACGCCAAGCATTTTCAACGATTCAGTCTCGCCCGTGAAAACGCCTCCAAGGGCTTCCATTGCTTGTTTTGTGTCGATGTTTTTGAATGATGCAAGATCCGCGCCAAGTTGTGTGAGCGACATAGACATACCAGCGGCATCATGTTGCGTCAGCCCCATCGAAGTACCCATATCGCCAAAAAGCGCGGCAGCATCAAGTGCCGACTGTTGCGCCAGTCCCATGGACTCAATAGAAGTTTTTGACCAATCCATTACGTCTTTTCCGGCTTCTCCGAATGCAACCGATATTTTATTTGTTGTTTCGCCCATGTCTGACGCAAGTTTGATCGATGCCGCGCCTGCTAATGCGATCGGGAGAGTGACAAAGGTTGACATAGTAGTGCCGACATTTTTCATGTTGTCGCCAAAAGTCGTTAGGCTTGATTGTGCCTCTGTTATGCCAGCATGTAACTCTTTAAAATCCGAAGATATCTTCACATATAATTCTTGCAACATTTATTATTCACCGCCTTCTACTTCTGTACCATACGCCGCGACAAACTGTTGCAGAACTTGTAACTGCTCTTGCCACGACTGCTTTTTCTTTTTTTCTCGTGGCATAAAGTCGCTAGGTTTGAATGGTAAACCCTTTGAACGATTAGCATTTGCAATAACGCTACACACAAGCGCGAATCTGTAGTGCTCCTGCTTCTGCTGTTCTTGGTGGGACAACGAAAGAAAGTGATACTCCTTAAGCGTCAAACGCCACGCATCGGCGGGTGTCAAGCCAAACGCGATTACGGCGTTGCTCCACACCTCGACAACGCGCGGCGGTTTTAGTTTTTTTCGGTTTTTTCCGCATCTTTTTCTGTCGATAAAGCAATGGCGGCATTAAGTTTTTGCGTGATTTCTCCGAGGTTTCCAGCGTGGATGAATCCGCCAACTTCTTGCAATGTCAACGATTCGTCATCGTGGATCAGGCACGCCCAGAGCAACGCGCGAACTGCTTTTGCTGACAAGTTATCACCGATTGCAAAAGCAGAAAACCCCGTTGCGTCCTCATAAGCTGCCATTGCGTTCAAGTCAAATACAAAGTGCCTTTTTTTGTCCAATTCAATTTCAATTTTTTTCATAAAAAAACCGCTCCCCTTGAGTTAATTTTTGTTAATATGATTTACTAAATTTGTCCTAGCGTTGGTCGTCCACTCACTTTGAAAGTTGCGCTAAACGGAATAACGCCATCAACTGGAGCTTCCATTGTGAACCCAGTTGTGAGCACCGAAGCTGTGAAGCGTGTCACCGATGGAGAAGTCGGGTAGTCGATCGTAACAGTCTGTAGCGTGGCTGTTTCTAAAGAGATAATTGTAGCACTAGCAGAGGCGGTCGTATAGTTTCCTTCGATGCTTATTTCTCCGCCGTCACGCAATCCTTTAATGAATTCACGGTAACGATCTGCGCTAGAATGAGTAGTAACGTCAATAGTTTCTGCCGAGTAGTTGGGGGCTGAAATGCTTGTGATTTCTGAGATGGTTGTTGAGCCAATTTTGAATATCGCACCAAACGAAAAAGTACCTGCCATGATTCAATCACTCCTCAAGTTTAGTGACAAATAACATCATAGTTCGCATTGATGATGTTTTTGTCCTCGTCACGTTCCGTGGAACTATAACGATAGAAACATTGTACCATATTATAAGTATCCATGCTAAACTTTTTTAAGTTTATTGTTTGATTTACTAACTCCATAATTTCCTTTGCAAGCTTAAATCCGCCACGTCCATTTTTAGTAAATACCCTAAGTTCTAGGGTGACAAAAAAACCATCTTTGCTTAAGCGGTTGTTGCTGATCTCCGTCATGCTTCCGATAGTGATATACGGATACGGCGAATTTGTTGGCGGCTCGTCATACAACGCACTACCAATCTTAGTCATCAATGTAGCGTTTGCACTCAAGGCAATGAATAGTGATTTCTGTACTGACCACATAGCACTCAATCACTGCACCCCCTTTATACGCTTCACCGCTACAATAATTTTAGGTATGGCACTGTCATATGCATTTTTTAAAAAGTGTCTGCCGTATCCCTTAGGCTTTTTCTGCCCTCCACTAGTGCGCCCCGAATTAGGACCACCACCGCCGCGCTCGTGTATCTTCTCCGCGTACTCCACATTAGTGCCAACGATGACTTCGCCTTCACCCGCTCGAACCGTCCGCAACATTCCATCGTAGCTGCCGCCTTCACGGTCAGTGTAGTTAAATGTGGTCGTATCCTGCGTTACCGTGATGATACTTGCGCGTAAACGCCCCGAGTCAACAGGAACGTTTCTTTTTGCAACCGTCTCGATCTCAACACGTGCCATTGACGTGATCGTTTCGTTTACTTCTTCCTCTATTTGCTTGGATAATTTATCCAATTCTTTTTGTAATTGCGAATTGCCTAGTATTTGCATTTTGATCATATCTCGCACCGTGCCTTAACCGTCATCATCCTTGAAAGCTGAGATTCATCCAGCACGGATTCGATGTCTAGCACTTTACCGAGGTAGACAATACGTTGCGTGTTGCTGAGGGGCTGTTTTCGCATGCGGATGGTGTACTGCTCTACTTGTTGTATCTTGTCAAAACGTGTCTCCTCCACTGCAACACCTTGAACACGCGCCCAAGCGGTTGACGTTGTTGTCCATGCTTCGGAAAACGTTCCTCCGCCTGACGGCGTGACTGTGAGCGATTGAATAGTGATGGTGTTCCGCAAGCATGTAAGCATCAGAAAACACCCCTCGCCGATGCTGAATGATTGACGATTCTGCCGATGACGCCCTTCAATACATCGTAGCTTATGCTGAACCCTTGTTCGCTCCACCCAGTCGCATGCTCCTGCCGATTCTCATAGAGAAACGCTGCTACACGCAACACTGCCGTTTTTATGTCAGTTGATAGCGTTGACGGTGTTGCATCTGCTACCATGCCAGCCGTATACGTGATGACGTAGCCGTTTGCTTGTCTGCCTGCTGTGAAGTAACCGTCTTTGTGGTAGAAGTCGTTGCCTCCAACACGGTATGAAGAGGTAGAGACTGTGACATATGAAGATTCAAAGCTTTCTGCATACGTGATCGACGAAACTGTTGTCACAGGCGTTCTCATAGCAGGGATGTACTCTACTCCGCCCGTTTGGCGTTGCACGAAAGTCCTGCGATGAAACACTGTACCCATGTAAGATTCTACAATCTGCGTTGCTGCGTGAATAATCTCGTTGAGCAACGAGGGATTTTCATCAACAGCATCATCGATTCTTGCATAACGCTTAAACTCTACATCTGTAACAGGATGCCACACCGGTTCTGTTTCAGTTACTGTGATTAGCTGTGGTATCGGGGCGTTGTCTAGCATGTACCTTCCCCCTCGTCTTTATAACCTTTGCTTCGTAGCTATCTATTTCACTGTATTCAATAAAACCAAGGTTATACAATCTTCTTTCTTTTTCACGGTCGGTTGTAACGTAGCCGTCTCCGATGTCGTAATGTTGTTTCGACTCGTCACAATAAAATTTATGTTTTGCAACGTAGCCCATAGCGTTCCACGTCCTCGTCTCTATACAAGTGAGTAGCAGGGTAGTGCGTGTCCATGTATATCTTGTATCCGTGCGCCGCTGCTCTAATGCAGAAAGCCCGATCCTCCCAGTTCGAGAAAGATACGTTATACAGTGGTGAGTAGGTTACGCCCGATGCGATAACATCACGGTGTATCAAGATACATGCTCCACTGTAACCCACTTCATACAAGCCTTTCTTTCTCCACTTGTTCCATATTCCCATTTTGGTGTAGCTGTAATAATCATGCTCCCACGCATTCGGCATTTCCTCTTCACCGCTACGCCAACGAGTCCAAAACACCTCGCTACAAATGTGCTTTTGTTGAGCGATGAGATGCGACAATGTTTTCGGGTGTAACATGATATCGGAATCAACAAGGAAGAAATAGTCATAGCCTTCTTCAAACGTTTTTTTTAGTAAATAGTTCTTCATATTTGCTACATCACGTAAATTATTATTCTTCCATACATGCGTATCGTCCTTTTGATACGTGGTATCGTTGGTATACTCCTCGTACTGATGTCGATGCAAATATTGTTTCAAGTTTGGCGAATTGTGCAGTATAAAAAAATAATCAACGCTGCACGTGTGCTGTTGATTGGCGAGTGATTCGAGGTAGTAATTGAAAGTTGTTTCATCTTGCTTCACAGGAGCGCCGATGAGGATTTTCATTGTGCCTTCTCCTGCTGTTTTTCCTGTTCCATTTTCGCAAACGCATCAACGAAATGTTTTTCGAATATCTCTTGTTGGGCAAGATGTCCGAATTGCAACGTAGTATCGCAATACATTTTAACCCCTGCTTCTTTAAGCTTGATGCAGAAAGATAAATCTTCCCCTACGTTGGGGAGCGGAAAAAAATACGGCTTTTCTAGCTTTTCAAAAGCGGATCGCTTAATCAATGCACACGCTAGCCCAGCACCTTCAATCGGCAACAACCCTTCGCCGTATCCTGTCGGCACTTCCAAACTGGGTATACTGTTTTCGTAGCTAACCTTTGTATAAAAACAAGGTTGATACGGATGTACACGCTTGAACGCCTTTGCGGTGACAAACTCCTTGTCGTGTCGTAGCAAAAACTGCAAGCTCTGCGGGTGAAACGTCATATCACTATCAATGAACATTAAATATTCATTGTCACTCTTCATGAACTGCTCCGCCACGTACTCACGTGCATCGTATATCAAGCTATTCGATACCATTGAGAATTCAAGTTTAATATCGTTCCTCTGATTCGTCATGCGGATGAAAGATTCAAACACCTTGAATTCGATTGGTCGATGTATTGGCAAACCTACCATGACTTTTGTCATACATAACACCCCTAATATGTTATTCCCTTATATACGGCATGGAAACGTCAAGGGGAACGCTTGTCGCTTGCGCAAGCTATCCATGCCGTAAAGCTGTAAAAACTAGTCTAAATACCTGTCTCCGTCACGAGCAATCACAGCGCAAACGCCCGATGCTGTATCGGCTTTTTGTACATACAATCCAAGGTAACGGCGGCCATCCGTGATCTGGGAGTCACGTAAATTGATGTTGATGAAACGCGGAGATGTTGTGGACGCGCCAGTAACCTGCGATGCAGTAATGACGGTTGCAACTGCTCCTGCCCACGTTGGAGCAGTGGACTCCCAAACCGTAACAGTGATGACTCCTGCTGTCGTTGCTGTTCCTTGTGCAACGATGGCAAGGTACTCCGTAAATTGAGACATGTCAACGAGTTCAGACGATGATGCTGTTACAGTCGCTGCCGTTGTCGGATTGATTGCGTTGGTAAATGTTACTTTTTCAGGCAAACGATTCATAATTTGTTATCCTCCTTTTCAGTTATATTAAGTCCCAAAGTTTCCGAGTTGGACGAATGGAGAGATTGTTGCTCCGCCTGCACGTGGTGTGATAGGTGAGTCGATCCACGGTTGCCCATCAACACGTTGCACGAAACGCCATGCTTTTTCATCAAACTTAAATTTCACATGCTCCGACTCCATAATCGTTAAGCGTTGGCGATCGCCAATTAAGTAGTAACGCATATCAGCAAGCGAAACGTCTCCGATTGAACCGCGTGCAGGAACTTTTTCAGTGACGAGTACAGGAACGCCGTAGATTGTTCCAGGAAGATCGCCTGTGATTCCGCCAGTAAAGCCAGGAGTCAAAATGTAGTTACTGTTTTCGTCTTTAAGTCTGTAAATATCAGGCAACACGGATTGATTAATAATCCATACAGGTGTTCCACCACGGCGGTAGAAACGTGCTAACATGTTGACAAGGTCGGAAGTTTGAACCGAGCCTGTTCCTACACGTCCAACGGTGATTGTTGCAGGAGCGTTGAGAATCCCCAAAGGTTTGTTCACGCCGTTGCCTGTCAAAAACGCTGCGTCCTCTTCGAATGCGATGGATTGTGCGAACACATCGGATAGCAATGAACCCATTGATACGATCGCATCGTCTACAAGCTCATCGGATGATTCAACGTAGCCAATAAGTTTTTTAGCTTCAAGTGTCACGTTCTTGAATTTAGGGTTGCTTTCGATTTTTTCAAGTCCTTCTCCGCCCCAATACGCCGTAACTCCGCCGAACAAAGATCCCGATGCGTTTGAAGACATGTTGAGTGCAGGAATTTTGAGGATAGGGGAGTTCATCGGCAACACACGAGCACCGCTGCGGCGCACCACTGTTTCTTCAAGTTGCACGCGCAAAACTTCGTTTGAGAAAGTTTCGGGCACAAGGTAACCGCCAAGGTCGCCCGTGTTCTCGACAAGGTTTTTACGCGTGAAGGCTTTTAACTCTGGATCGTGCGCACGTGCTTTTACAAGGAATTCTCCGAATGTTTCTTTTTTGGCTGTTTCAGTGTGAACCGCTTTCGCTTGTGCGGATTGCATGGAAGACAATTTTGTTTCCATTTCTGTTTGAAACTTAGAGAACATAGATTCTACATCTTTTTGGTCATTGTTCCGTTTGTCCAACGCTTCCATGAATTTCACTTCAAGAGTTTTCAAATCATCCTTAGAAACGCCGTTTTGGATAGCATCGGTGATGCTTTTTTGAATTTCGTTGATGTTCACTTTGTGTCACCCTCTCAATTTTTTTATCATGTCAAGCACTATGCTCGGCTCGATGTCGTCAGTGTCTTGTGACGGCTGTGCACCAAGTGAACGA